CGTTGTGCCAAATAAAAGTTTTTAGTTCGTGAAAAACACGATTGGAGTGTATATTAATTAGTTTGTTTCTAACGTACTCCTCCAATTTGGCTACAATTAGCGGTCTTGTCTTTGTTGATGTTGTGAAACCAAGCACGGCTCTGTCGTCATTCTCGGCTAAATAAGACTCAACATATTCGTGAGTTGATTTGATTGAGTAATATATTTTTTTATATTGCAAATCCTTCAGTTTCTCGAGCACTGCGATTCCAATGCCGTTGTTCTCGACTACCAAGAGACAACCTCCATATTCATTTCCTGCAGAGTATAGGATATCAGCATACATGTCCAAGTCTGGTTTGCCTTGATATTCCGCTACGACAGTCATGGTGTCGATTCTCATAATGTGAAAACAACTAAAGTCTGCTCCGTCGCCTCGTGCTACATCAGCCACGAGAAGATAAGGAACGCCTTCTTGATATCTCTCCCAGATCCAATAATTTCTATCGTATCCAGTTTTGTATGTTGGGTCTTTAATCAGTTGGCTTATTCTCTGAAGATCTTCAGGGTTGATAACTGTTTCACCTGACGCGTTGAAGGAGCACTCCAGCTCCTGTGCGATTTGGCGTTTAGACATATTTCTTGTTTCTTTCTCAAACCACGCATCGTCTCTATCTGGGTGGACATCCCAATGGAGCTTTGTGGGGAAGAAATCATTTGTTTCCGTCTCAGCTTCACTATAGGTTTTATGAAACCAGTTTCCAACGCCGTTAGGGGTGCTTAGAGCTATACAGCGGCCCCCTGTAGACAAAGTAGGGTAAAGACCCGTCCAAAGCTCTTCGAGGCCGTCAACGAACGCTGCCTCGTCAATAATGAGAAGTGACAAAGCTTCTGAACGACCAGCATCGCCTGATGTGGTTCCGGCTTTTACTTGAGAACCGTTTGTCAACTCGAATGATTGTTTGTTGTCTGTGGCTATCTTCGCAATCATCATCCATGATGGAAGGTTCTTGAAGATCATCTTGACCTTCTTTACTAGATTCACAGCTGTGGATAGTTTTGTTGCGATAACGAGAACATTTTTTTCTCGATGAAACAGCATGAACCAAGCAACGTAAGCAGCGGAGATGGTTGAGATCCCGAGCTGCCTTGCTTTTAGTATTACATTAAAACGATAATCGTTAAAGTTCTTGAGCATGTCCTTTTGATAGTCATAAGTCTTAAAAGGAATTTGCCCATGCATTGGATGGGAGATCTTGCAGTAGTTATCAATAAAATACTGAGGATCCTTTCCGCACTTTACAAGTTCTTTAACGATTTCATTTTTAGTGAGTTTCATTCATCCTCAGTATTTGTTTTGCATACCAGGGTTTTTCATTGAAGATGGAATAGCCACAGAACCTTCTCGATAGCCAGCAGCCTCTACTGCTTTCGTCGCTTCTTTGATGATTTGCTTATTCCTCTTTAAAACCTTTGCCTTTTACAAAGCTTCCTGCTTTTTGTAAAAATGATCTCTTTTTTGAACCACCAGATCCTCCGGTGATTTCAGCTTCGGCTTTCTTTCTAGCTTTCTTTTTAAGCCTTTCAATTCCTTTAAGAGCTTCGGTTGCTGATGCAGAGATATATCCATCTACCTCTTCGCCGGTGGCGTCCCCACTAGATCTAGACCCAGAAATGTTTTCCAGTTGATGTAGTCTGTGAATCTGATTTTTAACCAAGGCGTTTCTAATATCACCAACATACTTCGATGCATACTTTTGTAGAAGTTTCCCATAGTAACTATTCAGAACACGTTCCATGATCTGTTCTTGGGCTTCAGACATCATTTCCTTGACTAATTCATCAGCCCGAGCATTAATCTCTGCATTACTTCTCGATTGCGCGCCGGCAGCAGCAGCACCAGCTCTTCTCTTTTTTTCCATATCATCAGCCGAGTGCTTACCTAGACCGTGAACTCCACGTTCCGCTGCAGCATCTCTTCCACTATGACGATATTCGCCTTCAGACATCACAGCTGCTAGCTCTTCTTTGATGATTTGCCTTAATGTTTCTTTGTTGAGTTTCATTTCTGATTATCCTTTGGGTTGATTTTTTCGTTTTGAGGGCGCTTTGTTTTCGTTGCTTCCAAAAATTTCTTTGTGATGTCTCGAGTAACATCCTCTGATGGTGCATTGATTTGATCCATCTTCAGGCCACCAATCTTATAGTGTTGATAAGCTTGCACAAATGTGCGAACTCTAGATGTGGTCTGCACAATCACTTGCGGCTCGCCTTTCGCCGTCAGCGATATGGATTTACCGGTGATTGTCTTATATTCTTTTTGCAAGAATTTTTTTACCTCATTGATTGTTCTAGTGATCTCGTTTTCGAATCCATCATCCTTTAGGTCTCTCATCATAACATCAGATTGATAGTTAATGACCATTGAGTCTCCGTAAAACTTAACCTTGAAACCGTCAATGCATCGCTTGTCAAGAAGAGGAATTCCTTCTTCTCGCTTAAGACCGGTCTTGCGAACTTGTCCGTCAAGAGAATAATTTTCCATATGAGCGCCGTCGTAAGCGTTGGCTGCTGCTTGGGAAAGTCCTCTAATAATTTCTAATGTTTCTTTACTCATTTCTTTGTTCCCTATTTATGGTTATCTCATTTTTGGCGCGAGACTCATTAACATCTCATCAGACACTTCTGACATATCATAATCATGCTTCTTTGGGTCATAGCCATTTCTTTCGATGTCTTTCGCGACTTCTTCTGGAGTTTGATAATATTTATCACCCACTCTAACAAAGAACCTTGCTTCGCCACTGTTGCTAGGAAAATTTCTAACTTTCACATCAGCTTGTTCTTCGCGCAACATTGCGTCCATTTCTTCTTTGATAATTTGCTTTAATGTTTGTTTTGTAAGTTTCATTTGTTTGGTCTCCAACCTTTTTTCCATCTTTCTTCCCGACCTTCTATCCATTGGATGTAGCACTTGTAGCAACAATCAAATTTCGTCATGTATAAATCATCAACGGATTTGAATGAATAAGTGTTGCAGGTTGGACATGAACGCTCGGATTCTTTATTAAGTAGTTCTTTTGAGATTAAAACGCCACCAAGCTCAACTCTTTCGCTTTCCGATTTATCATTGCGATAGTTCGACTTTAGTTCAGCTAGATACTCTTTTTCTTTATCATCGTCCCATTCTGACTTGGGATTCACTATGGCTTCTTTGCCATATTTCTCTGCGATGGCTTTCTCAACCTTCACAGCATAATTTGGATCTTTCTTATTCACTTTCACCTCGTTTTTGCCAATCATAAGAAACCTTATCTTCTTCGATAGGTCCACCTTTTGCCCACGTATAGCAGCTACGAGCGGAGTGACACTTAAAATTGTGCATCCAACAGTAGCCAAGTCGTCCATCATCATCAGATGTTGTGCCGGGCATACACTCATCCATTCTGGGGCTTATATCGAAAGCAACACAATTCCCACAAAGCGACTTCTTTGCTGCATCCACGTCTGTATCCCAGTGTTCTGCTATTTCATTCCAATAGTCTCCGGGATCATCGACATTCAAAGGACCGTACTTAATATGCTCAGCTTTGATTGCCGAGTCTCTATTTCTTGTATTCAGCTCTAGATCTTGTGTTGGTTTTGGACAAACCATGTCGACTATCTTTTGAGTCATTCTTTTTAATCTAATTCGTATCATTTATTCCCACCACTGCGTAATATGTCGCAAGAGAAGATGCTGTTCCTAATGTAAACCCACCAAAAAAGACCCACATAGATCTTTTCGGGTTGATGTGTTTGCGCAAGGATTGGATTTCTTGATCTCGAATTTCAATCAAGGCATCGTGCTTCTTTTGCAAAGTTTCCTTTTCAATGCCTAAATAGTCAATCTGGAGTTGTTTTTCCGCTAATTGAAGAGAATATTCCAGAGACATTTGGATCTCGCATTGTTGCTCTGCGAACTCTTTACCTGCTATTATTGAAGCAACTGCTTCGTCGTTGAATAGTCTGCCACTAAAAGGAGCCGCCTGACCTTCATCGAGAGAGGTCATAAGCGGTTGTGCGGAGACTAATGAAGTTAGCAATAAAATCATTTTAGTTTTGCGATGTTGTATTCTTCCATCAAGATTCGATCTATTGCATCCGGATCTTCTTTAGCTTGTTTGATTAGTTCAAGCTTTCTCTCAATGTCGTGCCTTTCTAAGTCGGTCTGCGCTGTGTTTCTCTTTTTCATTAGAGCAAGCCGTGATTCAGAATATTTTTTTCTTGCCATAGCCTTCTTCAATCTTTCATCAGAGGCGGTTTTGACAACAACTTCAATCTCTTTTTCTTTTGCCGTTGCAGATGCTTCAGCCACTTGAACTTGTTTCTCTCTACTTTTACGTCCGAGAACAAAGACGGTCAAAACGACAAAAGCAGAAACGAGAAGTTCCCACTTATCTTTAATCCAATCCCACATCATCCATGCCTCCATGCTTTTGCGAAGTCAATTGCTGTTTGGCCACCAATGTAAGTCATTGCAATCATGCCCCATGTATCAGCGTCTAAGCCAACTTCTAAATACAAAAGGGCAGTAGCGACAGCGAACACAAGGAGCTTTCGTGAGATTGCTCTTTCCATTACGTTATCGATAACACCCTTTTTCTCTTCTTGATTCTCGTTAGAGTCTTTCATAGTTTTTCCCCCTATTACTTGACCCTAACTAGTTTGGCTATCTACAAATTGACGTGTGCATATCCGTCAGTCTTGTCGATTTCGATTGTCTTATCCACGACATCCTTAAGGGTGTCGAGGTGAGTGATTAGTAAAACAGTTTTGAACTGAGCTTTAATCATCTGCAATAGTCTTGTAAATCCTTCCATATGGTCTGCATCTAGAGCAGTTGCTGGTTCATCGAGAACAAACAGCGATGGTTTTGGTAAAGAAGATACCGAGATTAGTGCGAGGCGGACAGCCATGGAGGCAATAGTCTTTTCTGCACCCGAGCCCATAGATAGTGGACGTGGGTCATATTTGGGATGTTGCAAATAAATTTCCAACTTGTCTCCATCTTCTGCGAAGAACACTTGGAAGTCTACAATTGAGGAAAGTATTTTCTGAATTTCTTCATTAATAACTGGTAGCATCGATTTGATAACCTCGTATGAAATACCATTAGCATGTGTGGCTTGGACAAATAAGTCATAAGCAATGTAGTCACGCTCTGCATCTTTAATTTGCTTTATCCGTTCTTGTGCCTCTTCGATTGTTCTCTTCGCAGAGCCTTTCTCAGACATAAACTCAAGTACTTTGGAAGAACACTTCTTAATCTCGGCTTGCTTTAGGGAGACAGTCTTATTGATTGCCTGCAGGTCTCGGCGTAATGAGGATAGATTCTCATATGCTTCAATGTTGTCATTGTAATAAGCAATGTCCATCTCGCAATCCTTAATTCTTCGCTCCATCAACGAAGCCTTGCCTTCACAATTTTCCCATTGTAAGGACATGTTGCGAACTTCTGATTGTTCTCTTATGAGAGTATCTCTTTGGACTTCGTAATCTCGAACAATTGCTTCTGCGTACACTTCATTAAATAAAGATGCCTTCATCTTTAAATCTAACATTTGAGAGTTAAGGCTCTCGATGTTCTGAATTACATCAACAATTGTAACCTTTGCTTCTTCTGCTTTCTTAACAAACTCGTTGTTGCTACAGAAACTACAATCTGGATCATACTCATGGTCATGCAACATGTCAATCTTAGATTGAAGTCTAGATCTTTCTCTTTTAGATTTCTCAACTGCTTTGTGAGTTTTACTTATTTGTTCTTTAAGCATCGCCAATGATTGCATCTCTTCTCTAGCCTTGGTTGACTCTTCGAGCAAACTAGGCAATCTAAGTTGTAAATTTTCGATTTGAGAGCGCTTAGAGGCAATCTCGGTAGATAACCTATCCATCTCTTTAGAGTTCTTTGAGAGCGATTTTTGAGCCTTTGAGAGTGTGTTCATTAAAGCATCAATATCGATGTCTTTTTGAGATGCTGCTTCGACTTGCTCTTTTATGAGTTGTTGCTCTTCTTTGAGGATTTGTAGTCTAGAGGTGTGTTTTTCACATAGAGATTGTTGCGCCTCTATGTCTTCCACTATTTCTTGAAATTCACTTTTGGCTCTATCCAACTTCTTAGACCAGTCAACTGAATTTAGATGCTTGATGACTCCGCGCATTTCTGACGAATCTGACTTGGCTAGTTTGTGCATTTGATCAAAGATTTGCAAGTCGAGAAACTTCGCAAGTATCTCTTTGCGCTTGGTTGATCCTTCGTTTAGAAAACCAAAAGAGTCGTTCTGTGCTGCTAAAGAGGTCATCATGAAGTCTTCGAGTGACCCAAAAGTCTTTCGAATGTTCTCATCTGTCTTATTTCGAGTATCGCCATTCTTGGACTCTACTTGAGTCCCAAGAGTAAGCTTTGTGAAGTCTAGTTCAGTTTTCGCCGAGACGACTTCCCTGCCTTTAGACTTTCCGGTTGTTTTTTCGAGGCTTCGAGTAATTTTATAAACATCATCGCCGACAGCGATCTCGAGGTTACAAATAGCTCTTTCCTTGTTTTGATTGATGATATGGACATTCTTTCTTTCTCCTTTGGATGTAGTATTAAAGAGCCCAAACAAGGCAGCGTCAATGATAGATGACTTGCCTGAATAGTTTTTTCCGAAGATACCAACAAGACCATTTAGCTTGCTGAAATCAATAGAATTGCCCTTTCCGTAATTAAATAGGTTGTTCCAAGTCATTTTCCTAATATCCCAAAGAACATTTCTAGAAACCCCATCGCCGTTGCTTACTTTTTTTAGATACTCTCTAGACAGCTCCAGTACTCGATCTTTAATTTCTCGCTCAACTTCTTTTGTTTTTAAAAACTCAATCAAGAACTTTTCTTGATTCTTCTCGTCTCTCATGTTGATTGCTTTGCCTAATTTACCATCACCTAAGGCTCCCATGGAACTGTGTGACGCTTTGTTTACAAAACTAACAGAGTATGGCTTCCACTTAACTTGTGCGTAATCGCAAGCCCTCTTGAGCTTCGCCACGGGCAAATTGTATTTTGATACCAATCGCAACCTAGAACTTCTAGGTACATCTCTCTTGGGTAGCGTTCCATCCTTGTTTAACTCAACAGTTATAAACGGACGCGGAGATCGGAACAAGCGTTTCTCAACACTATGTTTGTCTTTTGAGTGAATGTTCCAAATAAGATATCCTTTGAGTTCGCTTTCTCCAAAGTTCT